CTGACGGTCGATGTTCTCGAAGGACTCACCGCGCAGGCGAACCGAGTCGAGGAAGGTGCAGCGACCCTGACCCTTGCTGAGTTGGACCGTGTAGTTCTGCGTTCCAATCTTGGTGGGGTCAACGGTAGCCGAGTCATCGAGCGGGAACGTAAAGGAACCGCTGACGCCGGTATACCACTTGAAGTCGAGCCACGGGACGGTGCGGCTGCCGACGACCTTCGTTCCGACGCTGATGCGGTCGGACTGAAGTTGGATGAAGTCACGGAGGGTCTGCTCAAGAACCGCGTCGCCTGTCCCGAAAGGACCGGCAGCGGCTTCGACGTTGAGGATTTGTTCAAGGCTTTGCTTCATTTTGTTCACTTCCTTTGGTTTCAAGCGTTTGCGTGGGATGCGGTGTTCACACGGATGAGTTCGCCATCTGCGCTGCCCGTGAGTTCGCCGGTTCCGACGTAGACTCCAAGCACCTTGGACGATGCGTCATCCGAGTCAATGGCGAGGCCGGAGGCCCCGACATAAACGAGAAGGCCGGTGGTGTAGGTCTGGGCGGCCTTGGAGGCAACCATCATCACACCGCCGAGGGGGAACATGGACACCGTAGCGCCCGAGGTCTCCAAGGTGCCGTCAGCGTCGCGGGAGGACTCGCCACCCGACACACCGATGCACACTTCACCGGCAGCGGTAAGGTCCACGGTGTTGTTCGTGGAATCGTTGGCCAAAAGGAGTCCAATACCGGAAACGGTCGTGGACGACTTCACGTTCATGCTCACAGGGTCAATTGCTGAAAATGCTACCATTCTAAATCACCTCAAAAGTTCTTCTCGTCAAAGCGAGGGGCACGGAAGCGGGAGTCGGACATTTCGACACCGCTAAGGGTTCGGTTCCAAGCGGAGGCCCATGCGTTCCACGCACGCTCGTAAAGATGCTCGGGGGTCTCAAGCATCTTTCCGTTCAGGTAGTTCGCGACCACCGGGCTGCCTTCTGCAACCTCGGGGGCGGGGGCCTCGGACGCCACGGCGGGGGCCGGGGTCACGGGCTTCATCTCAACGGGCGCAGGCTCGGGGTGAGCCGCGTTCCACGAGGCGATGAGGGATTCGAGGGTGGACTCGGACAGGTCTTCGTGACCGGTCATGCCAAGTTCGGAGGCGGAGGCGACGAGGCCAAGACGGGACTCTTCGGCCTTTGCGGCTTCCATAGCCTTGAAGTTCTCAATTTCTGCACGGGCAAGGATGAGTTCGGCCTGAATGGCTTCCATCTCGCTCGCCTCGACCATTTCGGTTTCGGGAATGTGTTCGTCGCTCATGGGAATCGCTTCCTTTGTCTGTCCAACCTCACCCTTGGGTTGTGGTATAAGCGTTTGGGCATTTGCAGTTCGCTTGGCTCGCGGATGACCCTTCGGCAGCAAATCATTGTCTTGCTTGTAGTTTGGGTTGCTTGGTCGTCCATTCCTGAGCAAATACAGGAAGGCATTGACTCGTGCAATTCCCCAACCGTTACGGGACATGTTGGGTGCATGGGAAGTGCTGAAAGCGCCTGCACCCCTGCGAAACACAGTAAGGAGAGCGCCCATGCTTGCACGACTACCCTTCTTTTTTGCATTATGTTCCCTCATTTTGTTTGAAATGGTCTTTCGGGTCGCGGGGGACACGCTGATTTTTGTGTTAGGTTTCTTGGCGGAGCCGGGCGGGTTCTTCTTGGAACCTTTGCGTCGCTCACTTGGCTTGGCCGGGGTCTTACGCGGGTCGTTCTTGCCGGGACGGCCGTGTTGTCCACCGTGCTTGGCTTCGACCTCAACCATCTTTTTCGTAGCGGTTTCGATGTTGGCCCTTTGGTAAGCAGGCTTGTGAACAATTGCGAGATGGTCGAACTTGAAGTCCTTGTCGAAAATCATACCGTTTTCGTCTGCTTTGATAGGAACGCCAAATCCGCCGATAGAGACACCATAGCCGGGACGTAGCCACATACCGGACTCCAATGCCTCAAACAGTTCCGAACGGCTTACAACGGCCTTGTAGCGCACATCATAGCCTGCTTCCTTGTCGTGATACGAAGCATCGGTAACTTCGCCAACAACGGCTTCATCAACGCCACCATCCATGTTGCGCTCAAAGCCACCTGCGGACAATGGCTTTGGGTGGTTCAACGTAAGGTCAGCACCCACCATTTGTTCAACAGCGTGCTTTGCGCCGTTAGCAGTAAGAGACCACTTGTTCTTATTCATGCCTTCATGGAAAGCAATTCCGCTGATTTCGATGTAGGATTTGCCGGTCTTGGCTTCAACCTTAGCCACAACATCTTCAATGGTAATTTCCATTGTAACGTTGACCGGGCGGCAGATTCCGTCTGTCCCCATTTCTTCGCCAATGCCGCAGGTGTTTGCCTTAACCTTCTTCTTGTCCTCATCTTCGTCATGGTATGAAGCCAATTTTTCACCGGTCTTCTTTTCGTATTCGTCGTGAGTCTTGCACGGCATGAAGATGGTCTTACCGTCTTCTTCGTGAGTATGGATGCCATCACAACCAATTTCCTTGGCGCGTTCGGTCGCTTCTCCGGGGTTGTTGTAAACGTCTTTGCGAATCTCTTCAGCGTGAGCGTGTTCTTCACAGGAATTGCAGCAAGCATCTTCGCTTGCTTTGATTTCTTCAATGACTTCTTCGATGCCGTCCATAACCTCACCTTCGTTTTTGCTCCAAATGTCGAACCATAGTTCATCGCCCAAGGCCTCGTGTTCTTCGGAGGCTTCGACTTTGCGTCCACTTTCCCATTGACGGCACGACCAATATCGCGCCTTGGTTCGGGGACCGGGACTATCGCAGTTGTGTCGGCTGCGGAAGTTCTTGCGTCGAGCAGGGTCGTCGCGCTTGATTTCCATGTTGGGGTCGCCAAAGCGGACAATAATCACTCGGCCGGATTCGTTCTGGACATAAACCGCAAACTTCCGGGGACCGCCCTGTGTCCGAAACGGCTTATTGAGCGTGACTTTGCGTCCCTGATATTCCGCTGACTCAACGTATTTCTCGTCTTTGTGCGCTGCATCTTTGCGCTCAAACATCGAAGTGCATACTGCTGCACGCTGCGCCGGATTAGGATAATCTTTTCTCGACTTTTCATCTGCCATGCACCTATCCATGTAATCGTCTTCTGATTCACCGGGTCGTGGGTCAGGCATGGTCATTCCTCCGTCGGGGGCCATGCCCGCTCCAAGCGGGATTCCATAAGCATTTGGTGTTCGTGTTCTGCGGTGTCGCGCTCACGGCGATGCTCCAAGTCAACAGGCATCTCAATCACTTCTGAAGCCTGTTCTGACTCCCACATTCGCATAAGTGTGCTAAGGGCAGGAACGGCTACGCCGCTGATGATTGCCAATAGTGCGATAAATCCATCGAGGTTTGCCAAAACAACATCGGGCTGATAAATGCCCATAGCGACAATTGCGCCTGCGGCAAGCATCCACAGATAGATGACGGGAACAACCGTCTTTTTCACCATTCTATCGTTGAAAGTGTCTTTTGCCAAAGCGTCCGCCTCCTAAATTTTCCACAGATGAATTGTCGTTTCAATCTTCGGTCATGTCGGAAGCACCGGGCTGACTGTTAGATGGTGGGTTGGGACCGTTGGGTTGATTTTTTGGCTCTCTTCGCCCACGACCTTCGCGAGTGTTAGGCATTTTCAAGATGTCCAAGGCATCGTTAAGGGTCAAAATTCCGGCTTGGTAGCCCATCGTTGCTCGGCGCATTGAGTCAAGCAACGATTCTTCGGCCACAGGCTCAAATCCGAAACGCGGAAGGTCATCTTTCTTATGGTCGATGCCAAGCAGATTGAGATGCGTAGAAAACAATTCGTGGATTCCTTGAAGAACCACATGTTGCAGACGGCGAATCGCGGTGTTGGCCCATGTGTTTGCATTGTAGGTAGCCGCAAACGTTGAACCCTTTTCCTGACCTGCCGCCACACGAGGAACGTGTAGCACCGCAGCGATGTTGCTACCCACGGTGTCGAGAAAGCCGGTGTTATCAGGAATGGTGTTGTTCAAGTCAACGTGGTGCAGCGTGACGTAGGACGGCAGAATCGGCATTTGGTCGCCGCGCAGACCTTCAAACAGGCTGATAACCTCGTCCATGATTTTGCCAAGGCGTTCTGCCTGCTCGTCAGGGTCGGTGATGTGTTCGATGGCCGACTTATCAATCGTGATGAACTGCTTGGTCAGCGCGTCTTCAAGCGCAATTCTGTTGTTCATTGAGTTGTATTTGGCGCGGATAGCCTGCTTGAGCGACGTAAAGCGGGATGCGCCCCACACACCATACGTCACACGGGACTTGGAGTCGGTAAACCAATTGCTTCGGTAGTCAATACGGAAGTGCAGAATCTCGGCC